ACGATCTTCTGGTAAGGATCGGTGATCTCCTTGCCATCCTTGAAGACCTTGTTGGTGGAGGCGAGGGTGGTTTGGGTCTTGAGGATCGTTTCGCGGAGCTTGATCTCACGGCCGATGGTGTTGTTGAAGAAGCCGTTGAAGGCTGCTTGTAGCACCCCTACAGTTTCTTTAATGGCAAAGGTAGCAAGACCTACTTTTGCCAGGGTTGTTACGAGTTTACCAGCGGTATCAGTGGCACTTTTTAATGTATTGCTAAATATCTCAGCTGCTGTGTTGTTGTTGTTTAGAGCGACAGCACTTTTTACGGCACCTTTGCCAATATCGTCAATAGCACGTACTGACTCTCCAAAGTTACCTGGGAGTGCCTTTCCTACTTTGTAAAACGTGTTTATAGTGTTTGCTGCTGACTTTACGTCGCGTTCCAGCGTTTGAAAAGTCTTTGTTACTTCATGCAGACTTGGTACTTTTATGTCTAAACTACGGGTCTTTGTTGCTTTATCTGCGACTTCTCCTACTTGTTTAAGGCCACGCTCCGCGGCCTGCGTATCTGCTATTACCTTGAGCCTAAAGTCTGCCACGTTTGCGCTCGTGAGCTATCCGCTAAACGTATGCTATCGCTCCCCCTCTGCTGGAGTGATGAGTGAAGCGAACACGTGCATTGGGATCTGGCGGGTTCTGATCAGTTCCGTCAGGATGAATTTCGTGGGTTGATCCGGTCCTTCTGCTTCGGCTGAAGTAGGTTTCCACTCAGGGAATGGTAAGAAATCCGCCGGTTTGGTCCTTGGAGCTGCCCTTTTTGACCCTGACATACCGTGAGCTGTCTGTAGCACTAGATGAGCAAGCCTCGCAGAGGTCAGGCTTGCCAAGTTAGCTTGGGCTTTCTCACGGTCATCCAGTTGTCTAAGCAGCCAGCGGATACTACTAATTGGAGTTCGCAGGAACCTTTCAGCCGGGTAGTCCGAACCGATCTCGGAGCACCGTAGCCTCATATAAATGCTGTCCCAGTCAGTAGTCGGGGTGCGAAGGTGTTCTTCGCAGTTTTTCAGGATCTCTTCGGGGGTGGGCTGAACTCCTGTTCTTCGTCGTTTCCCTCAGTTTCTGGTTCTGGCCAACCATCACGCTCCCAGGTCAGCATGCGGAACACATCCTCCATTAACTTCGTCGGCATGGCCTCTGTATCACTTTCACTCCAGTCGCTGATCTTTGTCCATTCCTTTGCTCTGGGCATTTTTACCTCTCCCCTGTAACGCATAAACAGGGTCACAAAGGAAATTTGCTGCTCTACTGCGCCGACTGCTTCGCGCTGCAGTTCCTCGAGCTCACCAGCGTAGTCGTAGAGCAGCTCTTGATTCTCATCCGTGCTGGCATCACCGAGGAGGTTGACTGCTTCTTTTGTGGTAATACCTTTATCCTTGGCGATCCGTTGAGCAAGCTTGATCGAGCGAAAGGTGGATTTTGATTGCTTACGTCCGATTTCCTCAATTCCCTTGGATTCGCCAGGTACAAGGTCGTTGTAAACGGGAAAGCGGAACGGCCCGATCTCGTGGTACTTATCCGGTGTGAACAGGATGCTGGCGTACTTAGACATCTGTAATGGGTAGCTCAACAGACCATGCCCGAAAGGGGGTCGGCTGGTTGACGAGCTCAAGGGGTAGTTCAACCCGTATATTAGCCCCTTTATACGCTAAGGTTATAGAGCTACTTTGGACGAGGGGTTCGAGGTAGAGGGCTCCACAGTGAAGGTTGGCACCATCCTCTCTGCAGTTGACTGCAAAGACTGTGTTGATCGGATCTAGTAAGAGGTCGTGATTCATTTGTACAAAAAAGCCCCGCGTTGGCGGGGCGGTTGGTTTGCTTAGCGTTCTCGGGGATTAAGCCGTACGGAAGCTGGTAGTCAGACCTTGGATGGGTCGCTTGATTCCAGAAGCGGAGGCGTTGCCAGAAGCATCCACAGCTTGGGTAATCGCCCCATCAGCCACGATCAAGTTGTAGATCGTGCCGGCTGCCAGGTTGGCGGCTGGGTTGATTGTTACAACGTTGGTAGCGAGGCTCACTGCACAAGGCGTAATGGCGCCCGTGGAGGCCACTTCCAGACGGAAGCCGCTGCCATCGGTTTGGCCCAGCGCCAGCTGTGTCAGAGCAGCAGTGCCGTTGCTGGTGTAAGTGACGGTCAGGTTGTCACCCACCACGATTGCGCTTGCGTTATTGGCAGGCACAGTGGCAGCTTGACGGGTGCCGTTCACCAGGAACAGCAGGCTCGATTGCACACCACCATGGCTGATGGGTGAAGCACCGCTGTCGTAGCGACCGAAGACGGGGCGAGCCCGGGACATCAGATCGAAGGTGATTTCGGTGAGCCCTTCAGCCGTTATGGACTCCTGGTAATTCATGATCGAGGCGTTGAAGCCTGTGAAGTCATAAACGTAGTTACCGGAGTACCCGTTAGCCTGGCCCATCTCTTTCAAGAACTCGATGTAGATCTCGTAGTCCTTGTTGTAGCGAGCACGTTGGATCAGGTCAAAGCCCTGGTCGTAGTTGCCACGGAACGTTGGGCAGTTCTGACCAGCAGGGATCTCAGCATCCTTCAGGAAGTAAGCGGTAACGCTTGCCTGCACTGATGAACCTGTGATCACACTGTCGCTCCAGCCGTCATCACCCAGTAGACGGAAGTCCTGGTTGTTGTCCTGGATCTGGAAGCTGGTCTGGGTAATACCTTGCAGTTCGACGTAGCTTGAGCCGGCGTCGAGGCTAGGAAGGGTGATAAGTCCTGCGCTATCACGGGTTGCGAAATAACGGCAGGGGGCTGTCAGGTCCACGGCACGGACGATGGTCCGGTGAGCCTTGTGGAATGAAAGCCCGATGGCATAGTCGGCCATGGTGTTGACTCCTTAGGGTATCGGGGGGTTCATTACGACTCCGCGGATGCGGGCCGTGAGGGCCTCAAATGTGGCCTCGGTCCGGGCCATGTACGTGACTTGGTCCCTGGGAAAGGCTCGGGCCAGTCGCCTGCTGACATCCAGCAGCGACGTGGTTATCCGGGTGCCTTCTTTGATTCCGTAATTAGTAAAGCGGACTGACCAGCTCTCGAAAGAGATGACGCCGCCTACGGAACCGGGGCTGGTGATCTCAGGAACGTCCTCGATCGTGCATTCGATACCGGAGATGTTCCAGTTTGAAGGCACCATCGATGCTCCAACGACATAGACCGCTGGAATACGGCTTTTGTCAGGCAGGCTGTAAAAGCCAGGCCACTCGGTGTACGGTTTGAGTGTGGTGCCATTAGCCTCGAATAGATCGAGGACGTGGCGCTCAAGCGTGCTCCGAAGAGCGGTAACCGGGGGGCAGGAGGTCGAGATCATCATTGCTTCGCCTCCAGAGCGGCGCGAAGCAATTGGCCGAACTTGTCAGAAGCCTCCTCGAGGGGGACTTTTGTCCAGGGTCGGCCCGGGAAGCGCATACCGGAAATGGCAACGCCGCCCTCGTGGACTTGTTGTGCGTAATCAACGGGCCATGTGAAGGTGACTGACCCGTCTGCATTTACTGCGCGTGATTGGCTCGCCCGGAGGCGGCCAGTGTCCACGACGTCGCGCACCTTAGGTGGTGTTGGGTAAGACCACTTCGTGGAGGAGATCTCCTCAGTGAAGCGCCCGTCCAACCACGTACCTAGTTGCTTCATGGCTTGGGCAGTGGCCATATTCAGCACGTTGCTGATTGACCGTTGAGAGCGAGCCATTACGCAGGACCTCCCACTACTCGGAATGTCCCTTCGATTTGTTGGCGAAGATCCCTTCGGAAATTCATGTCCAATGTTAAATCGAAGACCAGCTCGAATCGTCCTTGACACCCGTTGATTACACAGTTGGCTTGTGAGCCATTGGTAATACGTGCATCTAGGACTGCTGGACTGAGTAGGCGGCCTTTGCAGGAGTACGTTGTGTTATCAACACCGCTTTCGCCCTTCCACGCAGGAGCTTGGAGGGTTAGGGCGGCGAGATACTCAACAACCTCGGTGGTTTGAACCGCGTTACCTGTGGCAGGATCTGTAGTCGCGAAGCCAGTGCCTAGCTCAAATGCCAGCTGGGCGTTACCCCAAGGTGCATATTTAGCGACAAGGCCAGCAGAGATCGCCATGGTTTACAAGGCAAAACCGCTAAGGGGCAGACTGTTTCGTAGCCGCTGGTACTCCTGACCATAAAGGGATGAGTTGAGTTGTTCCCCATTTGGGGACCCAGTAATCATCCCGATTTGTTGGCCAATTTGCATGGTGCGGCTAGCCAGGATGTGTGCAGCCAGATAACTGACTGCATCAAATTGGGTAGTTCCCCAGCTGGTCGAGGGCGCGTAACGCTCGGCCTCAGTTAATGCTCTTGTAACCAGAGGCGTCGATTGCTCGCCGAACTCTGGAAACCGGAGTAAGAATTCGCTGATGCTGGGGACTGCCATCATCCGTTGCCTTCAGTGATCGCGGTTACCCGCTTGGCAATGGCGTTCTTCACCCGGATGCGGGAGTCTTTCGCATCCCACTGACGCAGCTGGTTCAGGTCGAAGCTGTCTTCAACCAAGCTCAGGGCCAGGTTGAGGGGCTGGTCAGCGATGGAATCGCTGGCTTCTTCTGTAACAGGCTTGATCAGAGTCGCTGCTTCGGTCTCGATGCGCATAGCACCTAGGGAGAGCAGGTTTTTGACCACGTCGTAGCCCTTGATTAGTTCCCAAACGTCCTCGGGGAAGTCACGGGTGACGCCCGCGAGGACTTGGATGTGATCGGTAAGGCCGCCGCCGTTAACGAACGAGAATCCGATGGTGCACTCCTTGTCCATCGGAGGGTTTTCCAGTTCTGGGCGGTAAACGATGATCATGGTCGGGTGAAGATAGTGGATTAACCCATTCTGAATGGGATGGAAAAGGCTAAGGGATTAAGCCTTTTCGAGCACCATGGCGCTCTTGGGGTAGTAGAGGGCCAGACCACCAATCCGGGCGTGGGCAGCCACCGAGAACTCGAGGGCTTGACGCACGGGAGGCAGGAACTCCAGGGGCTGTGGCACTTGGAGTTGCAGCTTGTCAGGGCTGCGGTCATAAACCAGGATCCGGTCCTTGGACAGGGCACCGCCGGACTTGCTGGCCTCAAGCTCGTTGATCGGCTCGATTGAGCTGATCATCGGGTTGGTGCGCAGGAAGAATTCCATCACCGTGGTGTCCGAGGTGGACGAACGGGGGGTGGTGGAAATGATGCGGTACACGGTGTAGGGAACCAGCATCGTGTTAGGCATCTCCTTCATGTTGGAGTTCTGAACCAGGCGGGTGGGTGCCTCGTTCAGAAGAGCCAGCATTTCGTCGGTGGTAACACCAGAGGTGTCGAACCACTTATCAGGCACGGTTTTGTCGACCTGATCGTTGTTGAAGAAGCCCTTCATGCCGGAACCGGCATCGCCGTAGAAAGCGATCTCTTGAACCTTCTCCTCATAGGCACGACGCACTGCGTTAGCGCGGCGTTGCTCCAGGTTCATGCCGGGCACCATGGCGGCGGCACGGGTTTCCTGGATGGTGTAGGCGAAGGAGGCACCCAAGGAACGGACCGGGTAGGTCACTTCCTTACGGAGCACGTCAGCGCGGGGCAGGTCAGATGCCTTGTCCCCGATCACTTTCATTGAGCCTTGCTTATCAAAGACTCGGAATGTGTAGGAGTCAGCGCCAGGATTGACTTCCGAGGAAATCGGGATCAGGGTGCTGTACTTGATGTCGGCGTACTCAACTTCAAAGGTGCGAGACAAGATTGTCTCGAGTTCCCTTGCGAGAAAAACGCCGACTTCGTCGTTACGGATTTCGTTAGTCATGGTGAGGAATCTCCGTCAAACGTCGGCGGTGTAGGTCTGACCAGGAATGTCGAGTTCAAGAAGAACCAGACCTCCGGCAGTGGTTTCCGACAACCAGCGAGCACCTGCGACCGCAACGGTCTTGGTAGCCACGGCAGTTTTGCCGAAACGACCCAGGAATGCTCCGGTGGTAGTGCCGGAGTAGTCAGCTTTGTAGAAGCGGACAGCGTCGCCGAGTGCAATTGCATCGACGGAGTACACCCACACAACGCCTTTGGAGACGACGTTGACGGTCTCCTTGTCCGGATAGCCCATACGGCCATCGGAGTAGTAAGGAGTCGGAACCGGGGTGTATGCAGAACCGAGGGTGGTGCCCTCAAGTACTTGCGAGTGGACAGTGATGCCCTGAATCAGGGTCGTGCCAGTCGCAGGCTCAACGGCGAGAGCGTCGTTGCTGGTAGGCGAGTTGTCCGTCATCACCAGGACCCCGAAGGGGATGGCGGCGCCGGACTGGTTGCGGAAGCTGCGGCAGACATAAGCCTGCAGATCAGCAATGCCGCCCTCGTGGCCAACTGCCTCGCGGAGCGGGTAGCTGCCTTGAGCACCAGTGGGGTTGGTGACAGTGGTAGCAGTGAAAGTTACGGCCATGGAAGGTACTCCTTACTTAGTGGCGGTTAGGGGACGCTTCCAGGCATCGGCCATCTTCGAGCGATAAACGTTCTCAGGGGTGGCGTTTGCGCTACCGGCGCCTTTCAGCGCTTGGCGTAGGCCAGCAGAGCTGTCCGAACGAGCGTCCTCGGCGTCCTCTTTGGTTTCGCCGTTCTCACCGGTTTCGTCCTCGGTGGATTCTTCACCC